TCTGTAGCCCAGTAAACAGTAGTGCCATTGGAATGTAGAACTTGACCGGCAGTGCCGATAGTTCCATTGGCTTCTAAACCTACAGCCGTGCCTATAGCTAACTTTGTAGAGTTAGCAACTACTGATGTTCCAACCGATAGGGTCGCACCATTTACAGTACCTGTAGTATACACACCAGTAGCGTTACCTACGAGGGCTGATCCTACTGATAAAACCGTACCGTTAACTGTACCAGTCGTGTATACGCCTAGCGCGTTAGCTACTACAGATGAGCCAACTGAATGTACTGCAGCGTTGACAGTACCAGTTGTATATACACCCAATGCGTTAGCAATTACGGAAGAGCCGATAGAAACAACAGCGCCGTTAACAGTACCTGTAGTATATACACCTATTGAGTTAGCGATAACATCTGTGCCTACTGAATGCACAGATGCGTTAACAGTAAGAGCGTTAACAAGACCGGTTGTATATACCCCTAGCGAGTTAGCAACAACCGCAGATCCTACAGATATAGTAGCACCGTTTACAGTACCGGTTGTAAATGTACCTAAAGAGTTTGATATTACTGCAGAACCAACAGATACAATAGAACCATTTACTGTACCAGTTGTAAATACACCTGTAGAGTTAGCAATAACGTCCGCGCCTACTGAATGCACGGCACCATTAACAGTACCAGTAGTATATACACCTAGCGAATTAGCAACTACTGATGAGCCTACAGATAGCACTGCTGAGTTAACTAGACTGGTTGCTAGGAAAGAGTTAGCAACTACTGTGTTTGTTGTTAATGTATCTGTAAGTTTATTATATGTAAGACCTGCGTCTGCACCTAGTGCGCCGCTATCATTAAACTGAATTTGCGTATTAGTACCAACAACACTGGGAGCGGGGGTATTCCAGAATACTGTTGATCCGTTTGATGTAAGAAGTTGACCTTCTGTACCAAAAGAGCCGTTAGCATATACACTAGTAGGAACGAGGTTAGCTACAATTACTTTATCAATACCGCTAGTGGCGTTAGCTACTAATGCTTGATTAGCTGTGAGAACACCTGGGTTACGTTTACCACTGATAGGTACGACAGCGCCGTTACTACCAATATAAAGTACGTCACCGTTAGCGGTATAAGCAAGTTCACCATTAGCGAGAGATCCAGGAGTCGCCCCTGTCAAACTTCTTTTAATCTGAATTAAATTTGGCACTTAGAAGGATCCCCCATCTATATCTAATATCTTTACTACGTATTTATCAGTAGAATTATCATACACTAGAGTACTATTATTAGAGGGTATCAATCCTTCCTCTACATCTGCAAGCTGATCTAATCTTAGAGTACCAATACCGGATGTATCTACAATAATAGCAGATCCATTCGATGTAACGGTTGATAGTCCGGTACCGACAATAGGAATTGTATCAGCTATTACGTTAGTCTGTTGAGTTACAAGACTGATGGGACCGGCGGAGTTATTAGCAGGAGTGTCTAAAACATAAGTCACGGCAGGCCTTACTGTAGCTGAATGTACATCGATACGTAACGCAGCTGAATTAGCAAGCGTTACATTGTATTTATTTTGTGTAGGTTTAACTACTCTGTATTCAGCCATTACTTGGTTACTTCTGGTGTGATAGTTACTATACCTTCTACTATACGAGTCACTTCACCTAAACCATTAGTAATCTGTAAGTCGTAAACATAACGATCTGGAGATAGAATAGCAGTTTGATTTGCGGTAAGAGAAGCTCTTACAGTACCATTAGAATATACACCAATAGTAAAGGAAGTAGCTGAATTAGATGCGTAATTCCGGCGCAGCTGACCTGCACCGGTATAATCAGTAAGGTTAACTATATCGTTATTTGCATCTTTTACGATAAAGTCGACAGAGAAAGTAGCTCCCTGATCTACTGTAAGATTTACTTTGTCAGCCATAGTACCACTCTTTTTAGTATATTTATTAGTTGTAGGCCTTACCGATTTACTAGAATAATTTACTAGTTAATTACTATTTTTGAGCATCTTTCAAAACCTCGAAATATTGATACTGTTGACTGGCATTCTCACCTTCAAGTATACTAGTAAATCTTACGTTGCATACTAATGCAAATTTTTCAGATTTTTCGCAGAAGAAAGGAAAAGTACTATGCTCTGCATGTGCAGGAAAAATAACAATAGTGCCAGTTTTATTATCAATAGGGATATAAAGTTTTTCTGTTCTAGCCCAGAACCCACTTTGTGGAAATCTAGGATTATGAAAAACTAATCTACCTGCAAATGGGTGTGGCTCTTCTGGATCACGCACCACTTTAGGGTAGTATGTAATAACAAACTGATTTCCTTGATGCGCGTGAGGTATAGACCACTGGCCTCTTCTCTCAACGTTACCGAACATATGCATTCTTGGTCTGGTAATATCTTCCGGTCCAAGATTTGGTACTTTACGTAGATAATGCCAAAGATATTGCTCTAAGATATTGAAATACTTCAATAAAGCTGGGGACTTATAGAGCAGTAAAATATTGTTAGGAATAGCGTGCTTGAAGCCGCTATCGTAGTGTACCATTCGCTCTTTAACGTATTTCTCTGCTAGTACAGCTAACTCTTCATTCTCTTGTTCGGTTAGCCTGAGACTATCAACCATTACCTGTGTGGGATAGAAACTATGTAACATCATAACGGAATAGGTTCCTTTCGGATTTCAGGTACTACAATTTTAGCGTTTGCAGGCCCCCATAGATCTTCACGTTCATTAGGAAGACTGTAATTATCATCTAATGCTTTGATAGCATAAGGTAGCGCACCCGTAGCAAATTCAAAAGCAGAAGCAAAAAATGGAATATGATCGCTATAAGCACTGTCACATGAACGCTTGAAGTATTCACCTTGCAAGAACATACATGAGCCTTTACACATTTGTAGTACAGGGCACTTAGAGCATTCATCTCTAAACTTCCAGTGTGTCGCTGTATTTAATTTAATTTTATCAAATTGAGCCACATGGCCAATTCGATGTGTATGGCCGTTTGGTGCTTTAGAGATGGCAGTTACGTTCTGGCAAGTTAATACGTTACCGTTAAGATCAACAGCAATATTATCTTCACGGTCCATGCCACATTTCTGGCCAAGACTATCCCAGCTACGCTTATTGCCCCAGCTATCAATCCATTCACCTACTCTCATTCTAGTAACATTAAAACGCGAGATAGTACCATCTCTCAACTGATCAAGAGTCATACGTCTAAATGCTAGATGTTCTGCATGTGACTGAAGTGTGTTCTTTAAGCCGCCTTCATCATATACATCAATAAAAGCACCTTCGCCAATATTAAACTTAGCTTCTGTACCAAGTAGTTCTACAAAGAAAGCTTGAATCTTCTCTCTATTAAGATTCTCTCTATGGATCATGCTATTGAAACTGATCTTATTTTTCTTGGAAAGTTTTTCAAACAGTCTCAATAATATCTGTCTTTGATTAGGATCATCAAGCGGGTCAGGACCTCTAACATTTTGACCTGGACCGTCATGTGAAATACCAACACTAAAGTTGAGATCGTCTATCCAGTCAGTGATTTCATCAGTAATAAGAGAACCATTAGTAATAATTAGGAAATCAGCAAGAGGCCACTTTTCACGTAGCATTTCAGCGAGTACTTTTAAATTCTTCCAGTACACGAATGGCTCACCACCCCAAAATTCTACTTCCTGAGGCGGATATTTAATCCATGAGTCTAGACCATTAACAAACTTATCCAATAACTTAGTATTTGAATGTTCAATATTAGGTACAAATCTTTGGCTACAGTACTCACATGAGTAATTACAAGATAATCCTAATTGTATTTTTAAGGTCTTCACTATACCTTTACCTAATGGGGTCTCAGGAGATGTAGGCTTTGCGGTATGGTAGTTAACTTTATAGAGCGGCTCAATATCAACTAGTCCATTCTCGTCCCATACCTCTGATGTTTCGTTATCATATACGTAATATACGTCATCGACACCTACTACATTATCCTGCTCGTCTACAACAGGCTTAGTGCAAGCAATAGCAAACTTCATTTTCTATCCTTTAAATCACTGTTATCTTATGCTGTACTGCGTTACTATAAACTTTATCTATACTAAACTTTATTTCAGCTTCGTCACCTGGGTCTAGACCTAGCGCTGTAAAATTAATATTAGCTTTGCCGTCTTTAATTTGTACAACATTATGTGGTAAATAACCAGCAGTAGTTTTTATATAACTCTTGAAATCGCATTCAGTAAAAACGTCATTGTAATTATAATATTCATAATTTAATGTAACGGTTTCGTTAGGTCTAATAGTAGAAGGTCCCCGTACAACAGGTCTAGGAGTATACATCTTTCGGTTAAAGCCTTTAGTGGGTATAACACCTGGAGTAATTACTCTTTCAGCTTCTATATTTGAATGCAGTCCGATTCTCTTATCAACCGTTACAAGCCAAATCGCATCAAGAAAATTTTTCGATTCAGGTAAGAAAATAAGGTGAATAGGATAACTCTGCTTAAAGATATGAGCTAGTTCTATAATTTTTATTGAGGTAAGTTCTGTAAAGCCTAGTGCGTTGTATCCTACATCAGGACTAACTATAGCGTTCTCGTTACTATGTGCTTTATAGAAAGGAAAAACGTATCTAGAAAAAGCGTAAAAATCGCTACGTGCTTTAAGTGTTGCTAGATCTAGTCGTTGACCATTCAATAGGGCATATTCAAGGTGTATTTCTAGGTCAAGCTCGATACCGTGACCGAATATTTTATCACCCTCACCTTCACTTTCATAAACCCAAAGTGGCATAATGTACCTCGCAAATATTAATAATTTTATATAGGTTGCCAGGTCTCGTAGTTAAAGTCCTCGTCGTGTGCCCATCCTGTTACTACTTTATTATCAACGAGGTGAGTATGTGAGCCGTCTAAGATAAGTGTATAAACTGGCATAGAAGAATGAGCAGTAACATCTTTTTCGATACTGAAAATTTCTTCCTCACCATTTTCAGTGACGAAAGACATTCCAACTTCTAATAGAGAAACAGGCGTGTTTTTAAATCTTTTATTGGTACGCTCGCCTTTATTGCCATCACTATCAATAGTTACAACAGTGGTATAATCAGTAGTAGCCTTACTTACACTAAGTGCAGCCCATCCTTTATTAGTCCAATGTCTATGCTCTGGAGTAGTTTTATGCGTATTATTAATAATGAACAACTCATTATTATTTAACGGGCCTTCATGAAGGGCGATTACTGTATTAATATAACCGAATCCACCATATACTCTATCACCTACAACGATTTCATCGATTCGCTTTAAGCTTTTGTCATGCATTACAACTAAACTATCGCCAGGGAAACAGGTCGTATCTGTTGAACATGCACAGGCGCAGTCACATGCACAGTCGCATGCGCAGTTACCATCTGAATTATAGAAAGCGTTAAAGGCTATAGAGCCGGAAGAAAAATAAGTAGCTTCATTACCAGCCTTGCGGTAACGTCTACCTCTATAATAGTTTAAATTATATAGATTAGCATTATTAGTGCCGTAGTTAAATCCATCTCTGTTAGTATAGTTAACAAAGTTATCTCTAATATTTGAAAAACTTAACGCTCCTGAAGTAACGGTAGGCATATCTTATAGATCCTTACTCTCTAGTTCAGCAACTTTAGCTCTAAGCTCGTTTACTTCTGAAGTCAACTCTTTTACTGCTTCTACGATAAGGGCTGTAATCTGCTGATTCATTTTAATCGTCTTATATGTATTGTCAAAAGGAGCAGGTGCAATAGCTTCTGGAATTACTTCCTCAACTTCTTGAGCTATCAACCCAACATCGGTACCTCTCATGGGTTGATCGGTATCTTCTCTCCAGTCAAATCGTACACCGTTTAACTTTAGTAAGTCTTGAAGGGGTGTTTCTGAAACTACTCTTATATTAGTCTTTAGTCTGTTATCTGAAGCATAGGCTGTAATATTGCCCCAAGATTGCCAGTTGCCACTATCATCTACACGAGATGACCAGCCAAAACTGCTATTTAAAAACCCTATAAAACCATCATTACAGTGAACGTATCTATTACCTGAATTTGTATCGTTAAATTGTAGTGTGGGTGAAGTACTTTGAATTTGTGGTTGCCCGAACATTACCCCGCTTGTATTATTAAGAGGTGTATATCCTAATCTAGCCGCAATATCCGTATAAAAAGAGGCAGCTTGCCCGTTCAAATTAGTGGCATTATTAGCAGTACCATCAATACTAACCCCTGTTAGTGTCTGTAATCCGCTTGCTCTATTAAGAGCTACACTCGTTGTACCAATAAAAGTAGTGTCTGCTTTCAGTGCATATGAAGCAGCTGCGGTACCGCCCAAGAAAGAAGCATTATTAGACGAAATTGTACTAATATAAGTAGCATTTACGTATGTACCTGTAGCATTTGCTACAATACCCGTATTAGCTAAAACATGCAGTCCTGTAGTATTAGCTACAAGTCCAGTTTTGGCGTCTACAAATGTACCTGAAGTATTTGATACTATACCGTTATTGGCATTAACAGCTAGTGAACCTGTAGTAGTAACAGTTCCAGTTAAACCTGCACCGCTGCTTACAGAAGTAACTGCTGTAGAGTAACTCTGATCACCTCTAAGGAATGTTGTAGCATCAGCAGTACCTGAACCTAAACGAGCAGTAGGTACTGTGCCAGTAACTAAGTTAGTAGCATTAGTATAATATGCAGCAGGTTGAGTGGCAAGAAAGGTAGCGTTATTTGCAGCGCCTGAGTACGCAGTAGAATTAATCGTAGCTCCATTTATATTAATGGTACTGTTTGAAACTGTTACGTTAGCTGTAGTATTGCCTACTTTAATCTGCGCTGTAGTAATATTAACATTTGCACCGACATTAATACCTGTAGCGTTAGCAGTGGTAGCATTTACTGCACCTAATGTACTTAATCCAGTAACATTAAAAGTATTTGAAAATGATACACTATTAAGTACCGCAAGTGTGCCGTCTATGTCAAGTGTTGTACTATTTGCAAAAGTATTTACTGAGCTATTGCCGAAAGTGATACTAGCTGTTGTAATATTGACATTTGCACCAACATTAATAGCAGTGGTGTTTGCAGTAGCTGCGTTAATATCATTTGCTGTAGTTAATCCAGTAACATTAAGGGTATTGGATATTGTAGTTACACCAGCAGCTGATAACGTATTTGCAGCTGTATTTCCTAGTATAGTAACCGTATTTGAGAATCTAGCAGCACCAACTGTATTGGAAGTAGTATTAACAGTGAACAAGCTAGATGATTGTAGAACTGTAGAATTAACTACTGTTGTACCGATTGTTACCGAGTTCGATGCGTCTAGATTAGTAACATCAATTAAAGTAAAATAACCATTCCTAAAAGTAGAAATAGTATTACCGAGGTCGTAAGTATTGGTTACTGGTGGTATTAAATCACCCGCAACACTTAAATCAGATGTTGTGGTAAAAACACCGTCTACAACTAGATTACCTGTAAAATATCCATTGTTAGACGATACGTAAGTAGAATTAACTATACTATTACCTACTACAATTCTTGCTACTGATGAATTAGCTACTGCTGCAATTGTGCCAACACCGCTTGTTATAGCAATAGATGTAGAATTAATAGAAGCTCCACCTACAGTAATAGTATTACTAGTAACAGTATTGGTTACAGCACTGTTAAATGTAGCAACTCCAGTCACATTTATAGTATTAGATAATACTAAAGCTCCAGAAATAGTCGCTGTATTACTAACAGTTAGATTAGACGATATAATTAACGTATCAGTTGAGGATACATTGCCACCTCTTAGTGCGGCTGTAGCAAATAAAGTGTTAGCACCAAACCGACCAATAATCGTACCGTTACCAGTTGAAGTATTACCTGTAGCTGTGCCATCAACAGTAACAACATGGGTGGTCATGTTATATGCTAGACTATTAGTCTTAGCAACCCATGTACCAAACGTATCGGTTGTGATGTCTAAATTTGCAGTAGTAATTGTCATTATTTGCTCTCTAGAACCCTACTGATTAAAATCTTTATCTCATTAATGTCGTTTTTAAGATTACTAAATTCGCCGATCATATCGTTTAATATACGCTCTCTGTCACGTCTTGCCTTATAAGCGGCAAGACCGTTATTATCAATATTTAGTAGGGCACTCGAACTAGTATCTCTAACTAAATCGTTGCGGTCTTGAACTTTAACGTGCATTTTAGATCTGCAATGCAATAGCGCGCATATCGGCTATTCTTGGAATTAAATGAGTTCCAGCAGTTGATGTCATTACAATCTTAATTGCAAATACTTTAAAGTCATCAACGGGTGATCCTGCAAGAGTATAGTATCTAATAATATTAGAATTATCAGAGTTTCTAGCAGCTGTCTTACCAGTACTAATATTAGCAGCAGTGTTAGCAGGCAACCTATAACGATATTCATTATATTCTTTATAGTTAGTCTTACTACCAACTACACTGGCTGGTGTTACCTGTTCCATTAACGACCAATATTTGTCACTAAATGACTCTGAATCTTCTGCACCTTGTACTTTAACATATACGTAGATTTCAGTACCTGATGGCTTGTTTGCTGTTAGATATACTTCAATATCTTCAGCGTCTTGACCTTCAGCTAATGTAACTCTTTTACTAACATACTTACTAGTAATTACAGTATTACCACCAGGGAATGTTTCATTATTAGCAATTACTGTGTTACCAGTAGAGATCTCATTCTTAATTACAAGAACGCTCTTCTTAATATCATTAATAATAGGCGATATTTTTGCATTAGTAGATGAGATGGTAGCTAGTAGTTCAAGAGAGTTATTTCCGCCCATCCCGCTAAATTCATTTGATCTTGAGAGTACTCTGCGCTCAAAATCTACAAATTCCATTTCAGTATCGTTTTGAACTGGTGTACTTAGATTTTCTCTAGTAAAGGACGATAGCGGGGTACCGTTTAATGTTAGGTTAATAAATGTACCAGGAGGTCTTGCAATAGACAACTGAGGTACTGCTACACTATATGTAACGTTATCAACACTAACTAGGTTAGCTCTAGCCCCACTAACATTACCGATAATAAGAGTTTGAGTATTACCAAAAGTAAAGTTAGCAGTACTATTTGCAGTACTGTTAGCAATATACAAATCACCATTTACTGGATCTACGAACTCAACAGTGCCTGTCAATCCACCATTAGCATAAAGCTTACCGATACTAGCGTTATTATCAGTAAAGGATAGATTTGCACCAACTCTAATATTTGTTGTGTTGGGTAACGCGGTAATAGTTCTAACATCAGTATTTGTGCCAGTGTTGGAAGAGATATAGATTACATCGCCAACTGAGAAAGCTGACTGTGCTGTAGTAGTTCCAATTATTATTGAGTTAGATAGTGAGCTATTAACCGTTGCACCGGAAGCTACTGTTACGACTGCATTAGATACGTAGACTGTTTCTCCTGTTAGGAAAGTACTCTTAAAGTTATTAACACTTAGATACTCTGTTTCTGAGTTTTTATAAGTGATTGAACCAGAGAGTGAAGAGAAGTTAGCACGGTAAATAACACACTTAATATCTTCTTTAGTATATGCAATCCAGACTCTATTTGTAGAGGATGTAAATAGATCGCCCATTGGATTGTTTTCATAGATAGGGGCATTAGTGGTAACGTCTGTACCACCAATCTGAGCTACCCAGATTTTTGTATCTGTGTTATTACCTTGCGGTAATACTACAAAGCAATATTGCTTCTGATTTTCAAGGTATAGAGGAGTATCAAATGTTACAGTTGTAGCTAGTGAAGCATCGCTACTTGTATTAATACTAGCAGATGTAATAACTTTTCTGCCACCCGGAACAATACGAGGAGTGGGGTACCCTGTATCTTCATCTACTTCACGTAGCTGAACCTCAACACCTAGGGTCGCATGTTTCTGCTGGAAGAACAGATCAATTTTAGTTACAATAATACCTGGTAGTCCCGTTGCTGAATCATCTACCAAGAAAGACTGAGCGATAGGATCATACCAACCTACAATGTTGTTAGTAGTTTCGGTAGAAACGGATGTGATAACTGATTGAGTTTCTTGAGTTACAGTCTGAGTAATTTGAGGCTGTGTAACGTTAACTCCAGCGTTAGCTTTAGCAATAATAATATTACTACCAGTATAAGATCCCGTAGCGATGGTTGAAATTGTTTCAGCCTCTGCAACGAGATTTTGCACATCAACTAGCTTAAATATGCGTTCACCAGTCTTAAAGGTATTTTCAGGTATGTAGAAGATACCATATACTGTTCCGGTAGAATCGGTAGTAAGAGCACCGCCGAAAGATCCAATATCAACAAGTGATGAGTTAGATGCTTTACAGTTAGATGCTACTGATTTTTCATCGAAGAACGGGTAAACAATAGTACTAGGCTTTAAACCTCTTGCAGTAAATGCAACACGTCTTGAGCGTAGATATGGTTGTACCGATACATCCTGTACAATTTCACCGAACGAAAATTGCTGGTTATATGCACTAAAGTTAGTATTAATAACGTCACGTATTTGATTAGTCGTTTCTGTAACAGTAGTAGTAGCTTCTTGAGTAATGGGTCTACCTAGACCTGGTACAAAATTAGCAAACGAGGTTTCAGCAACAGTAGCGCCTAGAACTGTATTGGATTTAACATCAACGCTTGTAGTATTCCAATTACCGTACTGAGTGCCGAAGAACCCACCGTTTGCTAGAGCAAGAAAAGGAGCTGCAAGATCAATGTTTACTACAACGTCAGGATTATACTTAATATCTGGAACATGGTCACCATCAGGCGATAAAGCTACACTTCCTTTCCAAACATATACAAGGGCTTCGGCGCAGTTTCTTACCTTACTGGCAAATGGCTGTGTAATGAAAGGAGTATGTGAATAATTTAGAGTTGTACTTGTACCGGTTTTAACAGTAGAAGTTAAAGCCTTATCCTGTAGAGGGATATATGCATTTACAAATTTAGGTCTTAGAATACTACCCTTTGTATCAATAGCGGCTTTGAACTCAGGGCTACCAGTATCTGCAATTTTAAAATCGTTGAACGAGTCTACATATAATCCGTTCTTAAATCTATTATTGCCGCTAGAATCGGTAATTAGTAACTTATCAGTATCTAGCTCTAGAGTGGATAATAATGTATAATATTCTAGCGTGTTAATACGCTGGTCTAACACGCCTACATCACGCATAGTGTATCTACGCTGTTGAAGTAGAGTATGAGTTACTAGATAATCATATCTATTGTATGTTCTTGATTCAGCCTGTGTTAATGATGGGTATGGTGGTATACTTACTACACCCAGTGTCATGGCACCTTCTTGGTCTTTCGGTGTAGTTGGATAAAGACCAGCAATACCTTCTACGATATTAACCTTACCACTCGGAGACATTGTAATCTTGTCTCTTCTTCCAAGGTAATAATTAATATCCAATGAAGCAGTAGTATCAGGTGCAGGTACTGAGATTAGAGATGCGTTAAACGTATTAGCAGCACCATGCCCATCAGTAGGGCTCACAGTAGCGGTAGAATTAGAAGTAGCATATGCAGCTGTATTAGACATAACGGGTCTAAAATCAATTGCATCTCTTAGAGTTATCGCACCTTCTCCTCTTTGAAACGCATAAATTGGTATCTCAGCGGTCTTAATAGTGGATAGGGTATTAGCAGTAGAAGAATCATCAGTTGAATAAGAATCTACTGTAAAGAAACCATTACCCGTACTGTTATTAGCTTGAAAGCAGTCTAGTACTACAAGTAGGTATTGATTAGCTGTAACAGTATGACCTGTACCTGGTTTAATCTTAAGATATGCGTGACCGTAATATGCGTCTCTTTGACCTGTATCTAATGTAAAGTAATCTACATTATTAGTCTCTGTATTACTTAGAGTAGACCCTTGATAAACGGCTTTAATTTTAAATACGTCAGATAATCCAAGTGGCCAGGGGCCGACAGTATTACCAGGATTACTCGTGTTGGCTAGAATACCAACGTGTACATCTCTCTTAACGATTTTTGAGAGTACCGGAAATGACTGGCGTGTAACGTTAAACGATATATCTGCATTAAATGATACTCCTAGGCCTGTATCAATAGTAGCAGAATTAGAGGTTGTAGTAATAGAACCAGTAGTTACTATGTTAATAGGTCTACCAATATTTACCCCGGTATTTGCACTGGTGGGAATAATTGTAAACTCGCTCTTTTGATTTTGAGTGAGAGAACCAACATCAGCAAAAACAGTATTAGATCCTACGGGAGCGATACCAGTTGCTTGACCGTTAGTAAAAGTAACCGATACTGTCTGTCTTGTAGTATAGGATCTATCGGATGTATTTGCTAGTGCTGCACGTCCAATTGGAAATACTAACGAGTCTAAATTACTATCGTTTAGTACTGCTTCGCTACTAGCATTAAGTATAACGTCGCCAAAAGCATTAGCGCTAGAATTACTGGATGCAATGCATTTAACGTCTTTAAAATTATAGGTGTTAGCCATATTAATATCATACAAGTAGATATTATATGTGGCGTTAGCAAGACCGGGATTACCTGAACTATATGCTACTGAGCGTACATAAGCTGTACCAACTTCTGATCCAGGATATGCCCTATTTGAGTACTGACTATTTGCAATTGCATTTGCAGCTGCACTTCTTAGTGACACTCTTGTAAAGTTGGGGAAGCCGAAATTACCAACGAAATTATTAACAGTTACATAATTACCATACCCTGTACCTACCGTTTGATCGTCGATACTTGATACATCAGTGCCCTTTCTAATATTTGTACTTTTCTTATTTACAAACTCTACACGATAGCCCTGAACGTACCCTACACCTTTATCAATTGATAACGTGTGATATGTTGTATTAGAAGTATTTGCAGAAATGGACAATTCAAACGGGTCAATAATATAATGACCGCTTTCTTCATATGTACGTTTAGCTAGCTGTCTTCCTAACTGAGCGTACTGAGGGTCTGTACGGACTATGGTAGGTGCACCAGCTTCAAAATCTACGATCGAGAAAAAACTATCTGTATTTGAAGTTGATGATGTTACACTAGTATTATCTGTTGTACGTACGACTAGATTAGCGGTTAACTTTAAGCGATTAGCACCGGGGGCATTATAATTAGGGGCGCCTAATGCGTTGTCAAGTAAAGTCGCATCACTATCAGCAGTGACTACAATTTCGTTTGTCTTAAATCCAACAGATACACCGTTGGGCTGGTTATTGTATTTTGTTACGATAACGCTCTGTGGATCAACGCGAACGAAGAAGCCTTTCTGGAATATTACACCCTCGGAAATACCAACGGAGTATCCTACACCTACTGCATTAACAGTTGAATTAGCTACAGTAACAGTACCAAATAAACTGTTAGCGGTCGTTCTAATCTGTATAAGCTGATTAGGGTCATATTTCTTTTGAGGTGAACTATTTGAATATGTGCCTGAGTTAAGATACTTAATGTATAGTGTATTGAGGTCTGGATTAGCTGATTCAAAGCCAGCTACTGCATCGACGATAATAGCTTCTAGTGATGTATTCGAGGATAGTACCTTCTTGCCAATAAAATCAGAAAGGGAAGTAATAGCAGAACCATTACTGTAGTTATCCAAAATTTTAATATAATCAAGCTTATTATCGAAATAAACGGAGCATCCTTCTATAATAGAACCGTCGACAAAAATATGCTTACCAAATTTTTCGACTTGATCTTGTAGAATAGATTGTAGTTGTGTTAGCTCGCGAGCTTGCACAGCGGTAGAGGGACGAAATAAAATTCTATAGAAATTATTATTAGCGTCAAAGTCATCAAAATATGGAGGTGTGTTAAAATTAGTTTCTAAAGACATTATGTCCCTCTAAGACCTTAAAATTTAATAACAAGATTAACAGATTCTGTACTTGTATCAGTACGAGTGACAGGTGGAACGTTTTCTATATATAGTACAGATCCCGTATCACGAACTAGATTTGGCCTCACAATTGTGTTGGGATTCTCAGCATAACCCATAGCTCCAGAAGTAATACCCATAAAATAGTTATTAGTACTTTCTGAGAGAATACCGTCTACATCTCCTAGCACTAGCACTTTATTGACTTGGCTTACAGCTGCCGTAGCACCAGAAGTTATACCTGTTACATTAGCACTGGAAGAGAATGTACCTTTAATATTTGTTAGTTTTAGATGCGTACTATTAGCAGCTATTAAAATACCATTAGCAGATGTACTTTGATCGATTCTTTCGTTGATAGTAAATGCAGCTGTGTTACTACTAATTATAAGATCAACCTCATTTGAAGTATCGTACACTAGTCCAGATCCAATTTTAGATCCAATTGAAGTGCGCATTTCAACTGTTTCGTCTACGCTAAAGTTGCCTGAAAGCTGTGAAAGAGTTATTCTTGCTAATTGATTAAAGGTATTAAACGTTAAAGTTTTAGTATTATTAGCTGTTTTAATAGCAGAAACGTTAGCGTAAGCATTAGAAGAATTATCAAAAACTGTATATCCAGCAACAAAAGTACCTACTACATTGCTAAGTCTTAAAGTAGTATTGTTTGATGATACTAAAGTACCACCGGCGCCTGTTGTCTGTTGCCTGACATAGCTATTAGAAGAAACAGTGAATTCGTTTATATTAACGTTAGCAATTGTTGAGGTGAGTTCAGATGTTAGACCTATAACAGTTAAGTTTGCGGCTTCTTTATCAAAGCTACCTTTTACATCACTTAATTCTACTAAACTTGTATTAGCATGTACTACCAAACCTGTAGCTAGATTAGCTTGATATACTACTTCACCTACAGTAAATGTATTAGCACCAGTAAGATTTAAAGTTACTCTATCAAAATTATTGATTGTTAGAAATACATTATCAAATAGCGGGTCTTTAATAAGACCGGCTGTTCTGAATTCACCAAACCCGGGTAGATTATACTGTTCATTATAGCTATTAGCAATTTGTACAGCTACACTAACATATTGAGCACCTAGTTCAAACGCTGCATTACTGCCGTGACCTAATACAGGGCTAATCAATGGCTTTAAACTAGCATTAGCACCAAAATTAGGATTAGCAGATACAGATGCGTTTGCTTGCGTATAGTTACTTCCAGGATCAAACACAACAATAGAGCTAATAGCAGTAGTAGTAGTGTTTACTAAGCTATAAGCAGCAGCATTAGAGCCGTCTCCTGAAATTGTTACTTTAGGAGATATAACATATTCTGTTTGTTCGTTTGGCAATAATTTAATAGAAGATATGTTAGCAGTACCACTAGATGTACTTACAATACCAGCGCCTAAAATAAACGATCCTGATGTACTACCTAGGGTAATGGTAGGATTATTTTCTACAGCAGCAACATTAGCAGATGTATTTGAAGTAATACCTAAAATAGTTTGATTTGCTACAAACCCTGGACCTGCAATACTAGATATTATTAACTTAGTGCTATTAGCAAAAGATATTACGCCGTTTGTGGAGCTACTTGCTTGTGTAATTATTTCACCTAAATCATAATTGCCCGTAGCACTATTAATAGATATTATTGCACCATTAACATCAGCAAAAGATATAATACCGTTCGCTGAAATATTAGTAATACTTGAAACGGTAGCGGCTGAATTAACCTTATAGTGCGCATTTGCTGAGTACGCGGCACTGAAAGGCCCAGCTACAGTCAAACTAGTATTGTTAGCTACAGCTGTAACACGGTGAAAATGAGTACCTACTTTAATATAATCCCCAGCAGAATAAAACGTAGTAAAGAAAGCATTAGCAGCTGCAGTCACGGTATTTGAAGAAGTACTTGTAGTTACTGTACTATTACCTATAGTAGTTCCTCTACCTGCGTCAATTGCATACCCGTTCTCAAATTCAGTCGAGGTTAACAAATTAACTCTTAAGTAAGAACTATTAGCTGTAACAATAGTGGCTGTAGCACTAGTGTTACTCTGAGTAATAGTATCTCCGGGTTGAATGTAACCTGATTGTGATGTAATCGAAATAGCGGTCAAATTCTGCGTTACAGTGTCATTAACAGTAAAAGTACCACTAACATTTGCAAGTGTTAGATTAGTTTTAAGATCTAGCGGGCTATCAACAAGTAGTACCTTAGAAGCGCCGTCATAATCTGCTATTGTTCTTATTTGACCGGAGCCTAGGCCACTTTTAAAGTAAATAGCTGAGTTAGTGTAGAAATCATTATTAGAGGAAGCATTACTAGAAATAACAATAGCGGTTGTATTAATTACACTCTGTAATAAACCTGTATTAAACGTGGCCCAGCCTGAACCGCCAGTAACCACTTTAATAGCGTCAATACCGCCAGGTATAGCAGCCGCTACCACAGCAGAATTTGGAGTGACAGACATGTATAGAGCAGATCCAAATTTAGCCATATCACTATCAGAAATAGTATACATGTATTTCCAAACATAACCATCGGAAGTTTTGAACGGCGTAACGGATTTAATAGAAGGTGCAACTACTGAGTTGCCAGATCCAGCCTGTATGACTTTATAAACAGACTTTACCGAAGCGCTCGTGTTGTATACAAAAAAGTCTTTTGAGTATAGATCTGCATCATCCTTATCATAAGCTGAGTATAAAGTATTATTTGCCCAGTCGTTTCTTTTTACAGATAATATTACATCAGTGTTGGTAACTTTTTTACCGTATAATATATTATCATATACTTCATGATCATAATTAGAAACAGCAGAATTAGCAGCAGGGGGCGTGCTATCGTTAGCCCATGGCGTTGAATGACCTACAAAAATATAAAAGTTATTATTAGTTGACTTGACGTCATCTATAAATCTGTTAGCTAGATCAACACTAAATTTTTTTGTAATAATTCCGGCCATATTATTTACCTAAAATATGAATTATTTATGCTATAGAGAAATAACTGAATTAGACGAGATAGAGCTTTCTGATAATGTAGTGAGGTTATCTACATTATTATCTACAAAGGCAAACTTACCAAATAACTCTGTACCGGCTATATGAAGCAAGGACTTTACGACGTCTTTGTATTTTAAGAAGTCAATACCAGTACGCATCTCATATGAGTATTCTTGATAGTATTTACTATCCTGAATATACTTGTCGGCATCTAAAAATCCTCTAGAAGATCTCCAATATCCTTCCTGAACCCCGTGCGTTTTAACAATTGCAGCACCTGTGACGGTAAATGCTGATCCTTCTTTCGTTAAAGTTACTGGCTCACCTACTTCATACCCTACGCCGCTATCGACAACTGTTAATCCTAACACCACTCCGCTAGAAGTGCCTGCGTTTGATTCTATGATAGCGTCAGCACCTTTTACTCTATTACCTACACCGGGTAATTCTAATGCTGCTACAACTGGCTCGATAATACTAACATAAGGATTTAATGAATAACCAGTGCCTGGATTAATACCGCTAAGATACTGAATAGTACCAACTTCTAGTTCCTGATATGTTAATGCATCTACAATTTTAGTGTTAATTTTTTCTATATCACCTAAGGTTACAGCTTTAGCAAAACTGTAATTAGATTGATCTTCATAGTAAGGTACAGTTGTTTGCGTGTTACTAAAATTAGTAGCTACTGTTAATACTGTACTATTAGTAACTGATGTAACTTCTCTTATTTCTTTTGCGGCGCTATTATTTACTTGTATATAATCACCTACTACGAAATCTGTTGTAAAGGAAGTTCCTACACCGGTGACTGTATTACTACCACTAGTTATCGATACTGTACCTGTAGCATTACTTGATTCATTAAAAGTAATAAGTTTTGTGTCTAGCTTGTCTCTTAAAAAGTCTGTATTAACTGTAATGACTTCTTTATCAAAGATAGCTCCTACTTTAAAATTAGCACCAGTGCCTCCTCCAATAATGTTAGCGACACTAATAGCCCCAGTGTTACTGCCGCCTGTTACGTTATATACGAAACCCTGCGCAGAAGACGTATTACCTACTAGTAGGAATGTGTTACCACCGGTTGAGTAAGTAGAAGTAGTAAACGAGCCAGTAACATTACTAACATAGTAAGCTGTATTGCCTACACTAGGTACGATACCTACAATCTGACCAATTCCTACATTTGCACTGCCATTAGATTGGTATACATATTCACCATTTGCAAATGTACCGGATACGGTATCTAATATAATTTTAATCGCAGTATATGCTGGTAAACCTATTTGAAAGCCAGATGTAGTCTGCTTGATAGTAACAACAGAAGAATTTACTGCAGTAACCAAGCCATTGGCAGTCATGACACCACCATCAGTTTGATATACTAATTGATCAACTTGAATATTACCATTACTGGTTGTATAGCTTAATTGAAGTTGTGAATAAACTTGTGATAGGGCATTTAACGAGTATCCACTACCACCACTAATTAAGTTGAAGTTAACTCTACCTTGTTGATTTGTAATCGCGGTAATTTTAGCTTTTGCGTTATCACCTTTACCATTTACATCTAAAATATCACCAACGTTAAAATTAGCTCCTCCGTCAGTAACACTAATAGCTGATAACGAGCCGACAGTGGTGGGAACTGCTACTCCAATTATATTAATAGTGTCTTCAGTTCTTATTTTTTCACCGTAATCGAAAACACCATTAAGATTGGATATTTCTAATACATCAATAACTTTTTTATTAGCAATTCTTTGCGTGAAATTTTCAACAATAGCAGTAGCACCACTATTTACACCCACAATTTTACGCCCAATATAATATTGAATATCATCTATAAAGCTAGTAATTTCAAGATACTTACCTTGATACCACTCACCATCTGATACTCTTAGAATATCATCGCCAGGGTAATAAATTTTTATATCTTTATTGTATAGAGTACGAAAAAGTATTTCGTAGCTTCTTTCAGACCCTTTTGATTTGTACAGGTCTTGAATATTTTTAATTAATAGTCGTTTATCAGCAACAGTATCTAGAGGTATATTCTTAGCATACTTGTTTTTAAAATACACTAGATATTCATCTAGTGTACTATCAATATCTCTATAGTCAAAAACGCGACGAGCTTTGTATGTAACATTATTCTCGTCTTCAAGCCACTCAAAGTATGATTGCACAAACGCAATAAGAGCTGGTCCATCTTCCCTGAAAAGAGCAGGAAATTGACTTTCTATAAACTGCGATATATTTTTTTCAATAACTTTCATCGTTACTCTTTAACCGATTCAACGGTAATTTCAGTAAGGTTATTATCAATACGAATAACTGTATTTCTTAGAGCTGCTATATCTTGATTGGCAGGCATAGCGTAGAATTTTATACCTTCACCTTCATAGTCATTAATAGAAATATTACTGATATTGACAGTACCGTTCTCATAATCTACTGAGCCGGCATTAGATTTAAGAATGTTTCTACCAGATCCAGTCAATTCATAAAGAAATAAATTACCAGCACCATCTTCGCCGAAATATGCTGCTCTAGAATTATATGTAATTTGCGAGGAATATACTGTTAATTCATTATCTAGTGGTCTTGAAACATTATAATCATCTCTCTGGATCTTGTTTCCAAAATTAATAGTAGCTGAGTAATTACTATTCAATAGTGGTATAATTGATTTAATCATGAGAGTTTTAGTTTGATTACCAACAATACTTACGTGAGCGTCGTTAATTGCTGCTACAAATTTAGAGTATCTAAAAGTCTTATTAAAATCTATAAGGTATAAATTATTAAAATCTACGATAGCTCCTCTTACAAGCGCTTCAATCTGACTATTAGTAAGTATTGTCTGATTAATATTATATTTTACGGTTGTGCTAATTTTTAGATCAAGAAACTCTGGGTCTTCAATCATTGGATTGATTGAGAGTGGAGATCTAGCACGAACAAATTCTAGAATTCTGTCTGATGTTGTTTGAGTTACAGGGTTGCCAGATAGTGTTACTGGGGAAATAACAACTCGACCATATTGAGGTGTTACAGGTATCTCTTCACCACCATATACACTAATCGATTTAATTTCTGGAAAATTAGCAATAATGAGTGCTTTATAATCTTCCGTTGTTACTACTCTATCTTGAGTCTGAAAAAATCTAGTAGCATTTGACTTAATAGAGCTAAGACTTTCACTTTCAGATCCACCTGCTGCAGGTGTTAAAGTAGTCGCCGTAACCGAGAAACCATCAATAGATGACTGAGGATTAAAAGAATTAATGCCATTTACTGTATTACCAGATGATACTCTGTACTTTACTGCAATCATATTTCCATGATCAGGCTTTTTACTGACTACATTATCGCCAAACTGTATTTCATACTTACCGCTCTCAGCAGGTTGAATGTAAAAAACTGTTGAGTTTGCATTGAGACTAAAAATACTAGTTGTAAAGGTATATTCAGTGTTTGTAGACGATAGGGAGCTAGGATGCACGAACACTTCTATACTATCAGTATCTACACCTGGATTGGATAATACAAATCTCTGATTTTCAATGCTAGTATTAACAACAAACTTTTCGGTTAACAATACCCCTTCATAGATGTCAATATCTCTAATAAATTGATTGTTCGCATTTTTACTAACAGTATAAGGTTCAGCGGTAGAAAACGTAAATGTGCCATTTGAGGTAGTAGCAGTAAACTTATAATATTGAGGTACAGAGATAGAATAGATAGAGTTATTAGTTACGTTTATATTTACTCTTACAGAAGCGGCGGCGGAAGTATAAGATCTAGGGAGATAGTTTAACTCTTTAGCGTGTGATATAATAGAATCGCGTAGCGTAGCTGTATCAAGAAACATTTCACTACCTATCATATTAAGGTAGAAGGCGTTCTGATATGTGTTATATGCTAGTATATCAAGTAAAACTGAGATGTTTGAGCCTTCAAAATCATAGTCAGCAAATCTACTTTGACCTTGCAGGTATGTCTTGAGATTTTCTCTCAGAGAAGAGAAATCTAATTGATTGACTGGTAAAAAATCTGACATTACCTTATCCTATCTAAAGTAACTTGCATGGTAATAGGCTGTTCTCTATTTATTACGGAAAAAACAATGGTAACGTCGACAGCATTATTGTCTTCGTATGGTGTACAGATTACATCTATTAGATTAGCTCTAGGCTCATAATTAC